GAAGCCCTTATAAAGTTATTGTTAAAAGAGTAAAGGAAGATGAAAGGGAATCAATAAAAATAACAGATGTCTTAAGTGATTTGGAAAGCAGAGTTGACAGTATAGTTATACCAAGTGCAACAGAAAGCGAGACAGATAATTTAATAAGCTACGCTAAAAGTAGACATAACACAGAATTGGGAAAATTAGCACTGGATTTTGACCAGGCCCACTTTTTTGTATTTGTTGCTTCGGATAAAGTGCCGGACCATCATGCAGTGGTAAATTGCGGCATAACAGGAGCAGTTGTGAATGGCCATTCATACAGTGATAAAGAATTTGCACTTGCCATTGCTAGTATGGAAGCGGGATGTCCTATTTCAAGAAGTATTACAAATATGAAAATGGGATTCTTGGAAAAATGTGATGTTCCAGCAGAACCGGGTAAAATAACTAAACAAGGAAAAATAGCGGTCAATGTTCAAAAAGATGACAGCGGAATCAGCTATTATGTGATTAATCGTGGAGTTACTTCGTTTATAACGCCTGATACTACTAGACAGCGTAGATTCAGCAAGGTTAAAGTCGTAAGAAGTTTATTCACAATAATTGAGGATTTGAAAAAATCTTGGAATGACTATAAAGGTGCAAGATTAAATGGATATTTAAATAAAATGGCTTTTCTAAATGCGGTCAATGCCTACACACAAAGTCTTATGAATCAAGGAATATTAGACCCCGATTATTCAAATTCTTTTGATATTGATGTGGAGCGGCACAAATTATATTTGATGACAGAAAAAGGTATATCGAAGGAAGAAGTGGATAAAATGAGTGAAGCTAAACTTCGTAGAATCAATACTGTTGATGTAGTTTATGCAAGATGTGATGAATTAATGCCGCTTGACTGTATGGAAGACTTTTTTGGAAAAGCTATAATTCAAAGTTAGGAAAGGAATGATAAGGAATGGATATATTTAAGGCAAATCAGGTAATCTCTGGCTCACATGGAACACTTATGATTGATGGGGAAGTATTTGCGGAAGTATCTGAAGTGAAAATAGAGACTAAAATAGAGAGAAAAGAAGTTTGGCTTCCTGGTGGCCAGAAAGGTGAAAAGATTGTCGGTGCTAGCGGGGAAGGTACTATTAAAAGATATAAGTTAAATTCAAATTGGTTTAAGAAATTTACAAAATTAGCTAAGGGGAATGAAGTGTATTTTGAATTATATTTCCAAGTTGACGACCCTGATGTTGCAGGTGCTGAAGCAATTAGAATTACTGACTGCTGGAATAAGGACGGGTTTTCTATAGAAGCTAAGCGTGGGGAAGAAATGGACGAAGAATTGAAAATCGGTTATCTTCCAATAAATCTTAAAGCGGTTGAATTAATTTAGAAGGGAGAAATGATTCAATATGGATTTAAAGGAATTATTGAAAAGGCGTGAGGAAGCGAATAAAATTCGTGAAGAAAAATCATTGGTAGAATTTACTTTAGAAAGCTATAAAGATACTGTCTTTAAATTAAAAGTTCCTGACTTTAAAGCCTTTATAGAACTTTGCAGTAAAATTGGAATTACGGATTTTACTATTTCAAAAAAAGAAATAGAACGAATATTTGCCGAAAAAATTACAAAATCAAATGCTGTTATTTGCGATTATCTATTTGATACTTTCGTGGAACCTAATTTTACAGATTTGGCAGGGGAGCTGATGGTGGAACTAAAAGCGCAAAGCAGAGTAGGGATTATTAAAAGTTTTTTTACTGACAACGAGATTATGGAAATATTAATTCTAGTTATAAATAAACAGACCGCTCTTTTTGAAAGCAGTAAAAACCCAAATGTTGTAGAATTAAAAAAAAAATAAGTCAAAATATTTTTGATTCTGAACTTAATGCAATTATTTACTATATGCAAAAAGGATGGACACCTGCTGATTTTAGCCAAATACATGACGGCTATATCTGGGATTATTACATAGCGGCTTATGAGATTTTACAGGAAAAAGAAAATGAGAGATTTTCCGAATACTCTAAAATGGGGGTGATGTTGTATGGCGGATAGTGGAAATGTCGTGGCTATGGAAGTCAAGGTTGACGGGATAGACGAAGCTATATCAAAATTCAGTTCACTTGCAAAAAGTTTCGGAGAATTGTCACAGGCGGCTGAAACGGGCTCGGCTAGTAATGAAAAATTAGGAGAAAGTTTATCAAAAGCGGCAGATAGTGCTAACTCTTCAGGAGAAAAAGTAAAAAAACTAGGAGATGACGCACAAAAGACCGCAACAGATACAGAAAAACTTTCCAGTAATTCTAAAAAGGCTTCTGATGATGTGAAAAAACTAGGGGACGAAGCGGGAAAAAGTGGAGAGCAAATCAAGAAAGTAAAACCTGCTGCCGAGGGAACAGGAAATTCACTAATAAAAGCTTTTGGTGGTAAAGTGGCTTCGCTTATAAGTGCGATAGGCGGAAAACTTAAATTTTTAATAGAACCTTTGAAAAAAATAGGAAGTCTTGGAAAAAAGGCTTTTTCTTTTTTGACTGGAGGTCTTGGTGGAAGTATGGGAAATTTTGCTGGCAAGTTAAAGGATATTGCGAAGGCATCGGCTGAAGCTGGTGCAAGTGGTGGTGGAGTAGGAGCATTAGGTTCTGCATTAAAAGGAATCGCAGGACTTGCAACTGGTCCTGTTGGAGCAACTGTTGTCGGGGTAGCTGCTCTTACTGCTGCAACTGCCGGGTTCGGTGTAAAAGCGGTACAAGCTTCAGGAGAATTCCAAAAGGGAATGAACATGGTTTACACGATGTTGCCGAATGCTTCACAGCAAACTAAAGATAAATTAAGCAAAGATGTATTGGATTTATCAGAAAAATATGGGCAGTCGGCTAACAATATATCAAATTCAATGTATCAAGCTCTGTCTGCTGGAGTTAAAGCTAATGATGTTAAGGGATTTTTGGATGTAGCACAACAAGCAACTATTGCTTCCGGGCTAGATGACACATCGGTCGCTGTGGACGGTATAACTTCAGTTGTAAATGCTTTTGGAGAGAAGAATATAAGTGCCAAAAAAGCAAGTGACCTAATGTTTACAGCAGTAAGAAAAGGTAAAACTACCTTTCCAGAAATGGCGAGCAGTATTGCCCAAGTTTCACCTGTAGCAAGCAGCTTAGGAGTACAGTTTAGTGATTTGACTGCTGTAGTAGCAACTATGACAGCAAAAGGAACACCTACGAGTGAGACAATGACACAAATGAAGGCTGCGTTTAGTGAATTTTCAAAAGGTTCATCAACAGCTTCTAAAGAATTTAAAGCCGCAACAGGTAAATCGTTTAAAGATTTTATAGCACAAGGTGGAAATTTGCAGACTGCTATGCAGGCATTGGACCAACATGCACAAAAAAGTGGTAAGAATATTAATGAATTTTTTGGAAGTGTTGAAGCAGGGTCATTTGCCTTGTCGGTTACTGGAAAAAATGCTAAAGATTTTGCGGAAAATATGAAAGAAATGCAAAAATCTGATGGTGCAACTGAACAGGCATTTAAACAGATGAATCAAGGAATAGGTCCGACAATGGATCGAATAAAATCTTCTATGGGTAGAGGAATGATAGAGGCAGGACAAGCGATAACTCCAATGGCTACCCAAATGGTTCAAAGTTTTGAAGGGGCTCTTCCAGCAATAGGGACAGCTTTTTCGAGCATAGGACAGTCCTTTATGCCGTATATTAGCAGCTGGTCAGGTGTAATTAGTGGATTTTTCCAAACGATTCAAGCAAATGCAAGTCAATTTGGAGCAGCCTTTCAAGGGCTTGGGAGTGTATTAACTGCTATATTTTCTGGAATTGGGGCTGGAATATCAATATTAGGAGCTTATTTTAATGCAGTTTTTGCAGTTATCATTAATCTTTTTGGAAGTTTTGCAAGTGCGGCAGGACTTGCAGGGGAACAAGGAGAAACTTTTTCAGCTACTATATCAGGCGCATTTAGTACAATAGCTAGTGTAGTTGGGGGAGCCTTGCAATTCATAATGCCTCTTTTAGTTGGTTTGGCACAAATAATTGGTACTGTACTTGGAGGTGCAGTAAGAGCGATTACACAAACTTTTTTATTTTTTGGGAATGTTATTTCTAAAGTTGGTGGATTCTTTAAGAAGTTATTTGGAAAAGATGATGCACAAAAAGCTACTGAAGCAATAAATGAAGTCAAAAAGGGTATGGAGGATTTGAATAACGAAGCATCGAAACCCACTCAAAAACAGGTTGATATAAATGCTCAAATTAATACTCAAATGGCACAAATGGGAGCTAATGGTCAATTTGCGGGTATACAGATGCCACAAATGCCGCAGCAGCAACCCTTGGCAAATACACAATCGCAGACAGTAAAACTTGATCCGACAGCTAAAGTTTCAATCGACCCTGCTTCGCTTGCAAATACCCAAATGAAAATAGACCCAAGCGCATTCAATGAAATGCAGATGAAAGTTGATCCTGGTTCATTTGCGAATACTCAAATGAAAATAGATCCTGCGGCTTTTAATAATTTACAGCAAGCAGTAAAACAAGTGAGTGCAGATATAAAAGGAAATCCGCTTGATACTACTAGAAACAGTATTCTAGGAGAAATCAAAGGTCAGATTAGCGCATTGAAAGGTGAAATTGCTTCCACTAGAAGTGCAATTGTTGGGAAATTAGGAGAAGTTGTAGGAGCAGTAAGGGCTATTAAAATTAATGTTAATGTTCCAGCGGCTCCTAGCGGGGATGCGATAGCGAATAAAATTGCGGCAAGTTTGCAGAAAGGATAGGTTATGGGACTACTGGATTATAAAATATTTATTAAATTTGACGAGAATGTTGATTATAAGGAGCTGGAATTTTTAGGAAATAAATCATTTAACACAATGGATTTTTTATCCCAAAAACTTGGTGACAACAATTTCATTGAAAAAGCGAAAGGAATGTTAGCTAGTGGTTTGAATGATTTAAAAGGAAAAGTTGACAGTATAGCAGGTGGAAATGCCTTGTTTTCACAGATAAATAGTAAGATATCAGAATTAAAAGAATTTTATCTTTTTCCAGTTATGCCTAGCGAGATGAAATTTAAAAGTATCGGTGGATGGGAAAGTATAGATACCGTAAATGGTATATTAAAACTTAAAAATAAGAAGAAATTACAGTCTCTAGCTTTTAGTTCTTTTATTCCGGAACAGAAATATAAATTTGCGGCACACCATTTGCTTGACCCGTTTACAACATTCCTGTTATTTAAATCACTGGAAATATCTGATAAGCCGATACGGGTTATTTTAGTAGGAAAGTTAGGGAAAGGGACTCTTAGTTCTATTTTAAATCCTGTTGACTTGAATTTTCTTGCAACTGTGAATAAATTTGAGTGCAGTTTTGACGCTATCGGAACTTTAAATTTTGATATCGAGTTTGAAGAGTTTCCAGAGTTTTCAGATATAGAAGAAGCTGAGGCGACTGAAGAAAAATTATTTTACAAGGTAAGTGG